ATAGTCTGCTCTTTAATTCCTCGTAAGGATTTATAAGTGTCTAACAATTCTAAAGCTGCGTCAGCATCATAGTTATTAGCTGCATCGTACAACTGCTTACGTACCTTTGAGCCGTTAATCCATTCATTGAATTCACTACTCTTTGCTACGTCAACAAAATCAGGATGTTTCTTCTCAATCACTGCTAGGGCTTCTATCTGCTTTTGGCGTACTAGTTGCTCTTGCATTTGTCTGAGAACAGGGTTATTCTCAACTGCCTGATTTACTGCTTTTGCGGGATCGTCAAAAAAATCAATCTCTTGAGCCACAGGCTGTTCTGTGTCTTTAGGTTTTACCCTTGCTTCGAGTTGTTGCTTAATCAATTCATCAGCTAACTTACGGACTTCACCAACTTCTTGGGCTTGTCTACCAATAAGCTTTTCAGCTTCTTGATGCATCTTAACAATTTCCTCTAGGGATTTGTTTTGATACTTACTTGGTATTACAACCTCTTCTTGTATGTCTTGAGAATTATCCTCTTGAGGAGTCTCGTTAACACTAGTTGTGTCGTCTTGGTTAAATGATTCTTCGTCTTGCAGTTCGATTAGTTCAGCCATTTGTATCTCCTGTCGCTATGCGATTCTAGGATTCTTAAAAATAACTCGGTGTCAAGAGCACACTTATGAGTTACGCTTCTTCTCTTGAGCCAGCTTCTCAGCACGAACACGATTCCACCGGTCATAACTCGATGGGTGATCCCCTGAAAAGGGTTCAAGATAAATGCCACATCCAGTAATTACCTTACTAGCTGTGTCACCACATTCACAACACTCAACTTCAGTGACAGAATCGTCAATGAACTTTTCAGTGAGGTGTTTGTTCTCACAACGAAAGTCAAATAGTCGTCTAGCCATTGTCAACCTCTTCTTGAAGTTGGTCGTAGACTTCTCTACTTGCACTTTCTAGGTTAAGTAACCAATTAATAATTGATAACTCACCCTTCTTAAAATGTAACTGTTCTAAAGTATTAGCACCTTTGATGCTTTCTACTTCAGGTTTCATTAGCTGGACATCTTCTATGAGTTGTTTCCAGCCTATTGAAGAACACATTGAAAATCGTTCTTCGTAGTAATCTTGTAGTTCTCTATTCATTAACTTTTTCCTTGACTTTGGAGTTAATATATGTTAGTATATGCTTCTATTATAACATACTTTTTCTCAAAAGTCAAGTACTTTGTTACATATTTGCAACTTTATTTCTATTCTGTAGCTGGGCAATACGTTCGTTAGATTCAATATCTTCTACTTTAATCAAACGATCAGCTAGCTTCATACGCTTCTCAAACTCATCTGCCATTGGATCTTGAGTATTCTTAGAAGCTGCAGCTAATAGTTTAGCTTGTGCTTCAGCAGGGATGTACTGAGTTTCAACACCAATCTGCTGTGCTTCAGCCATAGACTTAGCTGCATCTGCTTGAGCTTTTTGAACCATAGCTTCTTTAGCTGCCATCTCTAACATCTGATTCTGTTGAGCCATAGGATCAGGCTGAGACATAGCTTGAAGCTGTGCAATAATCTCTTCACGGTTAGACAAGCTTGAAGACTTGATAATACCTTGTAACAATACTGGAGTGATTGGGCTGTTACCTAGAGTCTGCATCAAGCCAACCATCTGTTGTTGTTCGTATTCACGTGCGACCATACCCATAGATGACACAGGCAAGAAGATAAAGTCTTGAACTGGGTAACGCTCAGGATCAAACTGCATGAATCTCCAAGCAGCTTTCGGAATAAATGGAATCAAGAAGTCTTCTTGGAAGTTAATCAAGGTACGCTTGTTCTTCTTCATCAAGCCAGACAAAGCCATTGACAAACCTGCACCTGAAGCTTCACCACCAGCTACCTGTGACGGCATAGATGCTGAGTCGATAGTACCAGTAGCCTGTAAAAGCATAGACTGGAAGGTCTGAGCTGTTTGCATGTTAGCAGGATCAGTGTTACCGAACTTGAACGGCATCATAATCTCGTTAGGATTACCGTTAACTAGTAGGTTCTTACCTGCTTTAACTTCGTACTTAGCACCACGTGGTAGGCGAGTAGCGTCCATAGCCATCATAGGTGCAGTTGTTAGAGCCAAGCTGTCTAAGTGAGCACGAATCTGTGCGTCAACAGCCTTCTGCATGTTGTAACCCTTCTCAGCTGTACCACGTCCCCAGAATCTACCGGGCATAGAGTCAGCTTGATACGCCACAATAGGGCGATCCTTCATCATGTAAGGGTTAGCTTCAGCTTTTAGTAGGTGTGCATCGTCAGCAATCACTACAATAGCTTCAACCAAGTCAGCATAGTCATCCATTGCTGAGTCTTCAGGGAATAAATCTACTACTTCACCATCTTCATTCTCTAATTGCTCTAGGTATTCACGTGGAACTAGACCATAGTAGCGAATAACACGTAGCTTACCGTCTTGATAGTTCACATCTTCCTGTGTTCTCTCGAGATCTGTGGTAGAATAGCTAGGTTTAATGTCACACTTACGGTAGATTCCATCTTCCATGCCCTTAACAAGCGTATGGAATGACATATATTCTTCTACAGCTACACCTAAAGCGTCATCTACTGTACGTGCGTTAGGTTCGATAAGGAAGTTACGTGGGTGAATA